GTAGGTGTTGGTGTTGGTGTTGGTGTTGGTGTTGGTGTTGGTGTTGGTGTAGGTGTTGGTGTTGGTGTTGGTGTTGGTGTTGGTGTAGGTGTTGGTGTTGGTGTTGGTGTTGGTGTTGGTGTTGGTGTTGGTGTTGGTGTTGGTGTAGGTGTTGGTAATGAATACCACCCCTTCACACCATTGGAATCGGTCCCATAATACTTGTTTGCGCCTGGTGAATCAGCATCATTGACTAACTGAATTTTGCCTGCATCACTGGCCACAGTGTATTGGGTTTCAACACTGGCACTTGAAAATTCTATGGCTGTTGCCCCTGAATTGACCTTCAGGAATTTCCCTGCCTGACCTGTAAAACTGTTGGGAACACTTTTAAGACTGGTAAACTCTACCTGATACCAACCCCTTACACTCTTGGAATCAACACCATAAAAATTGTTTGCTGTTGGTGTACTTACATCCCCCACCAATTCTAGCTTGGCATAAGTGGCAGGGCTGTTTGGGTTTCCACCACCCTTGACACTATTTTGGGTGGTAATGTCATTATCAGAAAAACTGACACCAGCATTAGTGCTACTAACTGTCAAAACTTTATAGGTGTTTGTAGTCCCATAGGATTCAGGCGAATCAGTTAGGCCTATAAAAGTATCAGCATTTTCACCAACCACAGGTCCGAATTCTAACCCAGTCTGTGCAGCATTAACTACCACACATCTGCCCTGATTTGCTACATATGATTTTTGTGTAACATCATTTAGTGCAAGAAAATTTCTGATTACTGCATTGTCATAATCGGCCCCACTTAAAGTCACAGTTTGAATAGTCAGTCCTTCAGGACCACATTGGACATCTGTGACTACATCAATCACTGCGCTGCCACCACCACTTGACGAACCAGTTGCTACTGGTGGTTTTGCTATTAAAACCCTTGGATTGCCTGACCCATCCAATGCAAAGACTTTGCCAAGGTAAAATCCTGCACCTACCACTGGTGCAGTGGTAGTTCCAGTCTGATTTGGAACCCAAATAGTGGCAGTTATACCACCATTTATGACACCATATTCATTAACTTTCCCCCACTGAACCTTCCCAGTAGATTCCAGACCTATATTCATGGGAAACATCAATGTGGCACCAACCAACTGCCATGCCTTTACTGTGGCATCATAGGTCCCAGTGATTGATGATGGGACATAAGCCCACACAAAATTTTCTGATGTATCCTGTGGATATGAAGTTTCAACATCAGGTTGGAATTCACCATTCCTGTTTTTCTTCAACAGCCTAACCAAGTCTCTGGCTGTTTCAAAATTAAAGGCATAAGGTTCACTAGACATTAAAAGAACCCCAGTCCTGGTAGGGTTGCAAAGTCTATGGTGCCATAGATGTCATCAGCATCAAAAGTGATGTACACAGGATTTGCATTTGCAGCATTTTTCCCACCACCACCATTCAGGTCAATGGGGACTGTCACAAAGTTTCCACCTGCATCCAATGCCTTAACCAAACTTCCATCTGCTTTTTTTATCCTAAAGCCTTGGTCTCTAATTCGCATATCCCAACCAACAAAGGTTGCACCATTCATGGTGGTATTAATTTCAATGTCATAGGTTAACCGCCAATATTTTATTTTTCCCTCTAGAATGGGTTCTGTTGCAATACCTTTGATGCGCGCACTTTTTGCAGGGAAATTTAATGTTATTCCTGTTGATGTGGCAAAAGTGACTGTGGTTGAATTAACCTGACCAATATATTCTGCCAGATTGTAAGCATTTATGGACTGGGTGTTACACCCAATGGAAACAATAGGCCTGTACTTTTCTATCGTTATAGGTGGGTAAAAAGGATCCCCAGCACTGTTGGTCACATCCTGCAAAACCTTTGGGAATTGGGCAAAGGTTATTTTCACATCTGGTTGCCTGAATAATGGATCAGCTTCCCTGTCTGCAGGTTCCTGCCCCTGTTGCTGGGTGCTGACCTGTGGTGGTGGGCTAGCTGCACCAGCACTGGATGGGCTGTTTGACCCTGCATCAGGGTTGCTGGAATATTCTACCAGGACTTTCCATGTCTGTGGATCGTCCTGTTCTGGATTGATACTTACATTTTGCACATAGGAATCATCATCCCCTGGATAAAGATCCCCAATTTGTGGGCATGATGCATCCGCATAAATTGCATCATAAATAGAAATGTCTGTTTGTTCTATTGTGTCTGTTCGGACAATAAAAGATCGCGTGAAAGTGTTGGTGTAAGAACTGGTTAAAGTTCCTTTTCTTTCTTGCCATAATTCCTCAAACAAAATAATTGCCATTATTCACCTTAGTTCACTAATACATTGACTGGTGGTCTTGGTCTGTTTGCCTGCACTGCTTGAGCAATTGCAATTTGAGCATCTAATTGCGCTTCCTGAAGAATCTGCGCCTGTTCCATTAGATCCCTGATTTGCTGCTGCACATCAACATTCTGATTTTGCATGTCTAGGGTTGCTTTAAAATCTTCTGCACTGCCTGCCTGAATAGCCCCTGCATACTTAATTTCACCACCCATAGCACCCTTTAATTTTTCCAGTGCCTTTGCTGACCCAATGGCAAAAGCTTGGAAACCTTCTTCCGATCCATCAAGCATTTGATTAAGTTTTTCAATTTCATTTTGATAGATTTGCAGTGGCGTTTGGTTTTCGTCTAGAAATTTCTGCCACTTTGGTAGTTCTAGCATTAATGGTTTTGCATCTGAAAGTGCCTGCCATTGTTCATCAAATGCTGCTAGTTCTTCATTCATGATTTCCAAATCACTAGCAAATGAACCACCAGCACCTAAACCATTAGGTGTGCTGGTATCCAATCGCTCTAATGCATTAGCTAAATTCTCTACTGCAGGTGCTGCAGCATTAGCACCATTTCCAATTGTTTCAATTCCATCTGACCATTCACCAACATTAAAAACAAATTCACCTGTTGAAACTACAATTTGCTTAAAAAAGTCTGCAACAGGGTTGTTTATTAAGTCTATATTGGTCCACCAGCTTATATTTTTTGCAGCCCTGCCTGCCTCTATACCAGCATCAATTAAAGCACTTGCAATTTCCTTCAAAACTGCCACCAATTCTTTAGCCAAATTCCCCATTGATGCAATCATATCTTCTGTTGATGTATCATCTGCAAAACTTTGAAAACTGCTGACAAAAATATTTAACTCTTCCATGATCATCTGTGCCACACTAGACGCAAAGGCACCAATTTTTTCAAACAGTGGTTGCAACTCTTCAATTTTAATGCTGATAGTCGTAAAGAAATCAGTGATAGTTTCACCCATGCTGACTAGGCCAAATCCTTTTAAAATGCCAGCTCCAATATTTTGGAAAAGCACTTCAATATTGTTGGTAACTCGTGACCATATACCAGAAAAGCTATTTGCAGACTGCTGTGCTGCTGCAATCATATTTGGCATGTTCGCTGCATCTGAAATGGCCTGTGTAGCCTCTGACACAGAAACCAAACCCTGTTGAACTCTGCGCTTAACTTCTGCTATGGAAACACCCATCCTTTGTGCCAATGCCTCAAACACTGGGATGCCTTCTTCAGCCAGTTTCCCAAGTGCGCCCATGGTTGCTCCACCTTCACTGGCCATGTCTGCAATTTTATCTGTGATTAATGCCAGGATCTTTTCAGGGTTTCCTAATGCAACCCCAAGCCTGTTAAAATTTCCTATTAGACCCTGCAAAGCTTCAGGGTTAAATTTTAAGGCTGCCAGTCTGGTTGCTGCCTCCCCTAGTGCTTGAAAGCTGGCAGAGGGTCCAGCTTTCATGATGGTTTGCAAGCCTTTAGCCAGATCGCTAAAACCTGTCATTGCTTTTAGTCTGTTATCCAATTCTTGAAATTTTGAACCGCTTTCAATAATTTTCGCACCAAGATCAACCACAGAACTGGCAATGTTTGAAACAAGACTAAACACCCCATCAAATAGTTTTGAAAATGCTGCTGTGAAAAACCCAATGCCCAGCATGTCTGTTAGTTTTAGTCCACCCTTTGCATCTTTCTTTTGCTGCTCCCCACCTGCTCTGCCTGCAGCCCTATCAATCTTTTGTTCCTGGGCTGCTAATTTTGCTTCTGCCTTTTCCAATGCTGACAATTCCTTGGCAAGTTTGGCTGTTGCGCCACTATCTATCATCATTTGCCTAGCCTGAATTTCCAGTTTTCTGTTGGCAATGTCGGTCTGGGCTGTAAGTGCTTTCTGGCTAGCTGCATTGATAATTGCAGTTTTTTGCAACTGATCCATGGCTGCCCACTGTTTAGCAGTGGCAGTGGTAACGCGATTGCTGGAATTGGATGTGCTGCCAAAAATGTTGGATAAATTGTTTGATTTTGATGCTGCTGCATCCAAAGCAGAAACAAATCCAGACAGGTCTGCTGTGACTGATAAACTGGCTCTGCCTAGACTTGTATCGGCCATTTATCAGCCCTTTTTTTTGCTCGCCATCCCTGCGATTGCGTGAAACATAGCAACTGGATCATGCTTTGCCTGTCGTTCACCCAGCCAGTCTGGGATGAAGTCTGTAACATCATGTTTGGTACTGGACACACAGGCAACCACAGTGTGCATTAACATGCCGAATAAATAATCCAGCCTGCTATCACCTATTGGCTCGATCCTTGAAAATGCAGCCCATTCCATCACTTCAGAATGAGACATTTCCCCAAGTTCTTCTACTGTCCGTCCTAGATGTTTGGCCAACCGAAACAAAAACAATCTGGAAGGACAGTTTCTTAGTTTTTTTCCGCTTCCTCTACAGCACCAGCACCAATTTTGTTCAGGTTCAAAATGGCATCAAAGATCTTTTCCAAACTGCTGGATGGCAATTTGTTTATTTCTGGCAAATCTGCCTCTGAAAATAACTGCTGCCCATCCTGATCACAAATGCCTTTAACCAGCATTTTGGCGCGCAGATTTTCAGGCAACTTTCCTTTGGTCTTGGCTGCATTAAATTCAGAGTCTATTTGATCTCTTTCCCCAACTGTCAGACCTCTGACCCACACAGACCCTTCCCATTCTGCCACTTGCACTTCTGCCCTTGGCAAACTGTTTTTCTTGGAAAGGATCTGGTTTCTATCTAACCCCATAAATTCTCCTAATTAATCTGGATAACAAAGCCCGCTGGCTTTAACAGTAAAACTGGCTTTAATAAGATCATCACCAGTGATTGAATCAATCTGCCTGCTGGTGACAAAACCAGTCACAGTGATAGTCAGTGCAGTTGGTGCAGGTAATGCCAGGACAAAATTGGATTCAGTTCTGGCCACAGCCAAGGCATTAATTGCATTCCAGCCTGCAGTGGTAAAATTGCACTGAAAACTAATTTCCCCTGGATCTTCCCACCCAGCTTGATAGGTGTGGGTGTGGTTTGTGGTGTTCAAATTAGTAGTCTGGATAGCTGTTATTTTTGAACTTGGTGGTGTAATGGAAATAACTTCTGCTATTTCAGATCCCGCTGTTAAAGTGACCCCATAACCTGTGCTTAATGTTGGTGCTGGCATTTCTAATTAGCCTCCAAAAAAGTCTGTGACCGATTCTGTGAAAGTGACCACCAGATCCACACTGGACTGGTGAATTCCAGTGTCTTTGGCACTCTCCAAATCCCACCCCACAGATTCACTATCGAATTTGCAGAGGTGGACAAATGTGGTGCCCCAATTTCCATGGAATCCGTCTGTGATTAATCTAACAGCCTCTATGATGTTTTCGCAAACTGTACGGCTTGAACCATAAACATCTATTTGAATTCTGGCAGTGCATACACCTACAGCCTTTTTTAATGTGATTTCACGGTCTGTTGATTGCTTGGAATAGATGATCAGTGGCAGGGCTGCTGTCTGTGGTGCTGCATCTGGAAATATTCTGGCACCAACCAGTGCAGTGATTGCACCTTCTGACTGCAAATAGGAAAAAAGTTCTGCTTCTATCATTATTTTTTCCCCTTTGGTTTGCCAAAACCTTCAATGATTTCAGCCATCTTTTCAGTAAATCTGGTGTAAATTTCCCCACCTACAGACTTCAGTGCTTCTGATAAAAATGGTTTGGCCTTTGCGCCTGGGTGCCTCCATGCCTTGAATCTGTCAGGCATGATTGGCCCAACAAATGTTTTTCTGCCCTCCATTTTTCGCGGCTTGACCGTGTGCGCCTTTGCGCCCTTCTCAACCAAATGTGCATACAAATAAGGCCTGCTTGGGGAACCTGATCTGGTGGTAAATATTTTTAACTTTGGCCCAACCAAACCCACCACTTTTTTGTTTTTGGCTCTTCCAAATTTTTTAGTTTTAATGCCTATGGACTTTCTTAAATTTCCTGTGGTGGCAGTCAGGTTTTTCTTATTTCTATTTTTCTTTTTTGGTGCCAGGGCTTTAACTTTTTCATGCAATGGTTTTAGCGCATATTTCATGGCACCTGCCAGTTTTCCATCTGCTTTTTTACCTGCTAGGTCTCTAAAAGTTTGAATTAAAGAATCCAATCCTTCTATGCTAACCTTACCATTTTGTATTAAGGTTGATTTGTCGAGTTTCCCCATTATAAAACCCTTTCAACACAGTCCACCTGCAGGGTTATACCTGCATCATTTGGGTTCAAAATGGAAAGAATATCAAATATCCTAGACCCTTTTTTCAATCTGTGCTTGTGGGTTAGATTCTCAAAATATCTAAATGTTATTCTGTGGGTTGTTTCTGGCCTAATCTGTGCTGCATAAAACTGTTCCCTGTCATTCAAAGGATTAATGCTGCACCATCTGACTTGGTTCGTAATCCAAGTTTTTCCCATCTGCCCAAATGCGTCCTGTGTTTCTGTTGCTGATTGGATTTCAATGCGTTCAGAAAGTGTGGATGATTTCATTAATGATACACCCCAGATGCAAACTGTTGAATGATTGATTGCACTGCCAGTGGTGCTTCACTTAATGAACCTGTGGTCACAGCTTCACGATTTTCAAACAGGTGACCAACATAAAATAGTATTCCACTTTTTAAAAGTTTTGGCACTGCTGATGGTGCCCATCCTGCAGTGTATGTGACCCAAACTGAATTTATTACTTCTGCTGTGTCAGGGAAAACACCATTTAAAACTGGTGTTATTCTGCTTGGATTGCTGACAATATCTTCCACCCAATCATCTAAGCTTTGGTCATCATTATTAGCATCTGTGTATTCGACATCAACAATTGAACTAACTGGTCCAAATGGCAGAAAAATGGTTTCTGGGAAACCATCCATACTTAATTGCAAGGTGGTTTGGGCTATTGTGATTTCACATGCCTTTTCAAACATCATTCTTGCGCTTGAAATGCACATTTGAATTAGTGCATCATCTTGGTTGCCGTCAACTCTTAGATGGTTTTTTGCTTCTTGCAGTGTTACTGGTTCCTGGGTGGGCTGTGTCAGAATTTGGACTGACCCTTGGATTATCATTTCTCACCTCAGGGCTGATTTTTGAAATGGTTTTTTCTGGTTGGGCAGGTGATGCTGGAATGGCATAACCAATCCGGCACCACTCAGCACCAACATCATCTGGGATTACCAAGGCCAGACAGGTTTTTTTGAATGATGACTAGCATTAGGATGCAGCCATTATCAAATATTTGACAGGATTATAGGTGGTTGCATTGGCTGTCAGCAACAACCCGCTTGACCTTGCAATGGCTACCCAGCCAATTTGGCCAGAAGTTGCATAGGTTTCAGATTGGCGAACAATGGTGATGCCACCATCACCAGCCACATCACGAACCACATATTTGGAAAAATCACCAAACAGCAAAACTTTTCCAGCAGCAGATAGGCTGGATGCCATGTTGCTATTGAGGGTCACAGGATAGCCCATGATGGTTGGAACCCTTGCATCTGCTCCAGCATAATTCTGGGCAAATATAGGGCTACCATTGGTGTCCTTCAATTTAGCAATGGCTGCCAATATGGAAGGGTGACACATGAAACCAACATTGCCAGTAGTCTTATATGCCGTATCTACAGAGAATACCAAATCAATGATATCATCCACAGTAATGGCATTAGTTGCAGCAGCAGTTTTACCTGCAGCAGCACCAATTACTAAGCCCTGGGGCTGGGAAGATCCACTTCCAGTTGTGAAAAAAGATTCCTGAATTCGGCCCAACCTAATCCCGGCCTGTTCCGCAACAAGGGATTCAACATCAATCAGGGAATCTTGCAAGAGTTCATAGCTGGTGAGAACCTGCCCAGAAGAAAACTTGTAGGCACCCATGGTTTTGTTGGTGAAAGTTAAAGCCACTTCCGAGATAGAACCATTTTCAGCAATCAAGCTTCCAGAATTGCTGGTGTCATCAAGGCATGGCATCTGGATGCTAGAACCATTGCTGGTGCTTAGCACTGTTGCCACTTGTCGCACAGCATTATAATCACGCATGGCCTGAGTAAGTGACCCATAGAATTCATCATTTACCAAGGCACCACCAATCCCAGTGGAACCCACACCCTGGGCGCGCGCTTCCAAATTGATTTCATTGGAATTAAGGTCTAATCCAACTTCATTTGCAGCACTAGCATATTCAGATCTAAAACCCCTAGTGCCCTTTAGAAAAAAGCCACGGACAGCATTGGCCTTGTTCCGCTTGGCTTTTTTGTCATCTAGGTCTGTAACAATAGCTGGAATGTTCATAGCTGGTGCCTTTTTGTTAGATCGTTTTAAGGTTTCAAGTTTAGTGGAATTCTGCTGCACATCAGCAGCACTATTCATGGCATCTTCAATGGCTACAACCCTGGCATCTAAATCACTAACAGCCATTACCAAATCATCAAATGCTGTCTGCTCTTCTGGTGTGAGTTGGCGTTTTGCCATCTCATCAAGCTGATTAATTTTTTCGGCTCGCTCAGCTTGCAATGCTCTGATTTCAATAACTGACATATGATCACCTCCTGAAATTTGTTTTGGTGCCAAATACGCAAAGGCACCTGCCAGGATGCCCTGGTTGGCGGCCAATGCGTAAAGACTGCATGGATATGACCAAATATAAAGCGATCAAAATAATGTGCAAACTGTATGGAATGATTGAAAATACCGCATGCTGAATGGCTATGTTTATAGCGTTTTCCTTTTTGATCACGAAACAGATTGCGGTATCAAATTTTTAGGACAACCTTGGAAGGTTTTCTAATTGTTTTTTCTCATCTGCTTTAAGTTCTGATTTTGTTTTAATCAAAATTGTGGCCTTAGATGTGACCAAATCAGGAAACATTTTGTGAATCGCTCGAAAACAATCATTTTTATCGCGTTCGGAAATAATCCCAAGGACCTTGTTTTTTTTGTCTGCCAACTCCACAACAGCAATAAAATCCTTTTTTGGTTTCGCTAAATGTCTTTTTTCAAAAACTAATTCTGTAGGGTCAGTTGGCAAACTTTTAAAAAATGCTGTCCAATCTGTTTTATAGGGTGGGCGGTTTGGCATTTCGTGAATAATGTCTGCAAGTTCCACACCTAATGCACCTGGTGACCAACCATCACCAATTTTCTGAACTATCCACCTTCTCATCTCATGTACATCTTTAAATATTAGCATGGTTCCATCCTCCATTAAAAATAATGGATTCATGCTATCAGATTACTTTTTGAATCCCAAGATTTTTGTACATTTTTTTTGCTTCTAAATTGTCCTCAAATAACATCACCACCTGTGATGCTATTGGTTCCACATTGTTTTTTTTAGATTGGATCTGCTCTTCCTTGGATGGTCCTACATTGTTCATAAAAAGCTTATCAAACAAAACACCAGCAGCAATTAAGCTACTGGTGGTCCTTTCTCTTTCACTTTCCATCCTCCCAGTGACCACATAAATCAGATGTAGTTTGGAAAGTTCATTCAACTGGTCTACTTTTTTTTACTGGTTGGGTGCCATTCACCAGCAAAGTGTTGTCAATGTCTGATACCACTATGCCAGTTTTAGCCCTGGTTAAAAGTTTCATTAACTTAACCTGGTTAATTCGTTTTTGAATGTCTAAAACATCTTCCTGTTTTTCTGCTAGAAAACTTGACAAAGACCGTAAACCAACTTCTGTGTCCAAATAGGCTGGGTAGGTAACCGCTGAAACATCATGCAAATCTACATCTAGAAGTGTTCGCAAATTAACTGCCCCATCCTTTTCCCAATTGTCTTTTTTTGTCACAAAAGCAAAGGACATTTGGGTTATGTCGCCTCTTTCCAGACTCACCATCAAATCCCTGCTGTAGCTGGTGTCAGGTGGTGTTATTTCCACCAGTAGACCTGTGGAATCTGTGGACAGTTTCAAAGTGCCTGATAAGGTTCTGCCCAAGATCAGGGATGAATTATGATCAATCAATGCCCTGACATCTGCATTTTCATCCAAAGACCGCTGAAATGCTGAAGGTTCAATCTGTTCCACAAATCCACCCAAATCCTGTGATCTGGTCATGAATTTTGCAGCATACCCAACAATTTTTCTGCCTTCTGTTTCAAATCTGATTTCAGTGCTGAATCTTTTTTCTAGCTTAGCCATGATATATCCTCCCAAGTTGCCTTTAAATCTGACCAAATAGAAAGTCTTTCTTGTGTTTTTTGCGCCAATGTTGCTGGTGTTGCATCACCTGCAAGGTCTAAAAATTCTCTTTTAACATCTGCACAGTGTGCAGCAGCAGCCCTGACAGCACCACCTGCATTAGGTTTGATGAACTCTATGACAGGTTCTAAGATTATTTCCACTCGTTCCTGATGGTTTTCCAAGAACTTTTCCAGTGCAGGAATAAATTCACTGGGTTTATTGGAAATCCTTTTGATGTGGGTGGCTTCAATTTTCCTGATTTGCTTTCTTGCTGCTTCCAGTAATCTAGCAAACCCAAAACTGTTTCCCTCTGGCATCTGATTTAATGTTTGCTGCTGGTCTACTGCTGCTGGTGTCTGTCCTGGTCCAAATGCGGGATCCATATTTTTGGGCACCATGTAAGCATCACCATCTGGACCTGAGCTTGGCAGGTTCTCAAGTGCGCGCACTTCATTGCGTGACAGCCACCCCCAGCTTAATGCTGATGCATAAAAAGCTGATCTGCTAGAACTATCACCCCTAAGTAATGCGTCCTGATTGTGTTCGGCATATAGGTCAGGACTGTTAATTAGCTTCATGCTAATTTCCTGTTCCCACCTAATTAGCCAAGGTCGTAAGGTCTCTTGCAGAAAATTGAGATTGTCTTGCTCTAAGCTGCTGTAACTGGCACCTGATTTGTCACCTATTTTGCTGGCAGGTATTCGAAACCACCTAGCAATTTCCTGAAGCTGAAATGATCTGCTGTTCACCCACTGTGCATCATCAGGTGAAATCCCAATGGACTGGTAACTGACCCCATTTTGCAAAATTGCAACCCTATGTGAATTTTTGCTGGTGCTGTGCATCTCCTCCCAAGATTTCCTCATGTTTTGGATTGCTTCACTGTTCAATTTACCTGGTACACTAATGACCCCAGAAGGCTTTGCGCCATTTCCAAAAAAACTGCTGCCATAATTTTCTAAGGCCATGCCCAATCCGATTGATTCCTTGGCTTGGGCTATGACTGAATAGCCCTTAACACCATCAAAACTAAGCCCTTTAATGTGCAGGATTTCATTGGGTAAAAAGATAATGTTTCCATACTGGTAAAAAAGATCACCATTTTCATCCCTGACAGGTTGGCAAACATCAGGTCTTAATGGCCAAAGTGCAATAACTCTGCCTGTGCTGTCTCTTTCTATTTCTGCATAGCCATTTCCCCAGGTCAAAACATGGCCCATGATTGTTTCACGAAAAACAAGTGACCCCATTTCAGAATTAGGTGCATCATGCAGAATAGAATACAGTGGATTTGCAGTGGCTTTGGTTCGTCCATTATTTTCACTGCGCTGGAACACCTGCAGTGGCAGACTTGCCACACCTTCTGAAATTGCCCTGACAGCAGACCACACAGCACTGTAAGTTAAACTGGATGCCTGATTAACTGACTGCCCAGAATTGCTTTGACCTGTGTATGTCCAGGCACCACTGTCTGAAACCACAGAATATCCACCAGCCAGCTTAAATAGATTTGAAATAAAAGACCGGATAGATGGCATGGTTTTTACAGGAATTCAATTCCTGCCCCTGTTGGTTTACCTTCACTAGTTTCCATTCCACCATTAGCCAGCCATCTGCCTACTGCCATAACAGTGGCTATAATTCCGTCTATCTTGTCACGAGATTTCTTTTTTGACAACTTGTAGTTATTATTATCATCCAATGCACAGGCAACATTCCCAAGGTTCCATCTCAGCACTGGATTCCCACCATGTGCAATTTGTTTTGTGAGAATGAATTCCTCTAATTTTTTTGTGGGTGGTGACAAATTTACTGGTGTTTGACCGAATTTTACCATGCTGAAATCTTCTGTTAATTCATGAATGATTTGGTCTGCATGCCATGGGTCATAAGCAATTTCTAAAATCTTATACTGTTCGGCCAATTCAAAAATGGCTTTTTTAATTGTTCGATAATCAACCCTGTTTCCCTCTGTTTTAAAAATCCATCCAGCTTTTATCCATGGATCAATTTTAAACTTATTCAGTTTTTCCCTAAGTAGGCATGCCTGTTCAGGTGCCCAATAAAATGGCATCACATAATGTGGTTCATCTGCATGGGATGCAGGGAAAAACAAAACAAATGCTGTTAGATCCATAGTGGCAGACAGATCCAAACCAGCATAACATTCCCTGCCTAATAGGTCTGGTTCTGGTATTAAGCATTCATCCCACTTAAGTGGGGAAATCCAACGGACATCAGTCTCGATCCATTGATTTAGATGGTCTCGCCTGAAAGCTGCCTCTAATGCTGGGTTGTCCTTACATTCCTGCACTTTCTGGGTGAAATATGATGCTTTAACTGTGACCCCAAAACCTGGGTTTGCCTTTTTCCAAGTTGCTTCAATTGTCCAATCTTCTTCTGTCTCTGCTGAAAATATTTTGGTGTAGAAAGTTGGATCAACTATGGTTCCGTCTAACACCTTTTGTGCATAGCAATGCATGTCATAACAAAAACTGGTTCTGTCCTGCCCTGCTGTGGTGATCATCACACATAATGGCTGCCGTCTAGCACCTGTGCCAGTCATCAAAGTATCATAAAGTTCACGCGATTTTTGTGTGTGCAATTCGTCAATAATAATGCCATGTGGATTCCCCCCATGGGCTGTGTGAGCGTCTGCAGATATTGACTTGTAGACTGATTTTGTAGCAGGATAAATGATTGTATTTTTGTAAATTTCCAACTTGTTTGCTAATGGTGGACAGCTTGCCATTAGGTTTTTAGCACTATCAAAACAAATGTGTGCCTGCTCTCTGCTAGCTGCTGCAGAATAAATTTCGGCACCTGGTTCACCCTCTATCAAAAGCCAAAGGGCAATTGCACTAGCTAGGGTTGTCTTGCCAGCCTTTCTGGGAATTTCCAAATAAACCTGCCTGATGATCCTATTGCCGTTTTTATCTACCCTTCCAAACACATCTTGAAGGATTTCAACCTGCCACGGTTGCAACCTGAATTTTTGCCCTGACCATTCCCCTTTATGGTGCCGTAATGCGTTTTCAATAAAGGGAATAATCAATGGCTGTTTTTTAGTGGTGGCTTTTTTAGTCCTCTTCATTTTTCGCCTTAGTCACACCACATAAATCCTCTAACCAGTTTTGTTCCTTCCTGACTGGATCGGCAACCAACTTTGACCTGGCTAATGGTGACAGCCCAAGTGATTTGCCTAGGGTGTAAAGTCTGGCAGAAAGTGATGTCATTTGATCCACTGCCGGATCTGATTTTAACGGCCTGCCTTCTTCCCTGATAAATCCACCACTGGAATTAATTTGCTGCTGGCATCTGACTAATTGTGAATACATGGCACAATAAACAGCCACACCATCAGCATCCACAGGGGACAAAATAGACATGGGTTTTAACCCTGACATCAGGTCATGCCATTTGGTTTTTGAAATTTCATCCAACCAATCTGGCATCCTTGGATCATCCACTGAATATTCAATGGGTGATGGGTTAACTGTGGATGGCCTAGGGTTAGGATTCAAGGACAATAACTGTCTCTTAATAGGTTTTCTGCCTCTGTTCATTAAAATAGCCTTAAAAATGCCCTAAAAATCATGCAAAAATGCCGTTTTT